TTACGTCGCAAGAGGGTTAAACTTGACTGCATCAAGCAGGTAATCCGGTGCAAAATGCGCATAGGTCATTGTCTGCTGAATATTCGCATGACCAAGTATTTTTTGCAGTGCGAGAATGTTGCCACCGTTCATCATGAAGTGACTGGCGAACGTGTGGCGCAGAACGTGAACCGCTTGACCTGATGGCAAATCAGGGGCAATTTCTTTCAGTGCCGCACGAATAACAGGGTATTGAATGTCGGAAAATACCAGACCCCTACCCATTTCTTTGAGTTCATCAAAAAGCACCGTTGAGGTGGGTACGGTTCTATTTTTTCCGTTTTTAGTATCGACAAATGTTATGCGCTGTTTGTATACGGCGCTTTGCCTCATCTTCACCACTTCCCCCCACCTCGCCCCAGTGGCCAGGCAAACCTTAACGGCTAAAAGATTTTCTCCTGAAAGGGTAGCTAGCAGATCATTAATTTCCCCCTTTGACAGAAAGCCCATTTCCCTGCTGCGCACTTTTATTTTTGTCAGTCCGCTAAATGGGTTTTCGTTATGAAAGTGGCCGAGATCGATTAGCACATTAAAGAGCGATGAAATGGTTTCCTGCTCCCTATTTATTGTGGATGCGGAAACGCCAGCGGAGAGCCGCGCAGCTCGGTAGTCAGCCCATTTACTTACCGTTATCTGTGACGCTTTAGGAGTTCCAAGCTCGCGATCAATTCGTTCAAGCCTCAACAAGCTACCGCGCGCAGACTTCATTGATTGGCCGTAGTATTTCCACCACAGTTCTATTAACTCAGAGAACGGGCGACGGTCAGCGGGCTTTTCGAGCCAATCCTTATTATTTTGGGTTGCGATAGCCCATCGTGCATATTGCTGGGCTTCTGCTTTTGTTGGAAATTTCTTGCGAATGCGCTTGCCGTCCCTCCCCTGCGGGCGAATATCAACCATGTAGCCGTCAGCGCCAAGTGACTTTATGCCCATTAGAAAAAACTCCTTTCAAAACAAATACCACCGCTAGACCAACGCTCCATAATCTTCAAAGCAGTTAACCAGCCTTTTGGCCTTTTTGGTGGTTGGATATGCTGCTTGACCCATCAGGGGAGAGCGCCGGAGATATTTGACCTATCTCCGGGGCAGTGTCTCCCGTCATGAGCCACATCGTGTATTTTTTAAATCTTGGGTGGTTTGTAACCTTGTCTAAAATTATCACCCCAACTCCCTCTGCCCTGTCTCATAATTCTTTATAGTTCCGAGACCTATCTCAAGTTCTTTGGAGAAATCATCCTGAGTCATGTCCTCAGCTTTCTGATTGCCTTAAGTTTTTCACTATGATTCATTGACAAGGTCATCACTTGAAGTCTATCCTCTAAAAGGTCACTTAAGAGTGACTTTAAAATACATAAAACTGCGTGATCTAACAGGATAGCACTATGGCTAAAAAACTGAAAACAAGCGTTATTGCACCGGATATCAGATCATTACCTAGTGACTATCCGTTTGGCGACAAGGTATCTGAGTCATTAGCTGACTACGCAAAACGCACAGGCAAGAATCACGGCACCATTCGCACTCAAGCCGATACCGGGCGATTGCCACTCATTCAGCACAGACCGGGCGCAAAACGTGAAGTGAACCTGTACGCCATTTACTTAAATGCGCGTTACAAGGCAGAGCGCTACGTTGAAACAATGAATTAATGGCGCACATTCTATTCAAGTGATTTTTATTCACTGGAAAAAACAGCCACGCTTTAATTAATCATCAAGGCAAATAAATGAGCGAATTAGTTCAGTTAAGCCAGCACACATATATATATCGTGGCTTCACTATTAATAAGTGCCCACGAAATGCCATTACAATGAAAACGGCTTATAACGTTTCGCAGAATGGGCAATATTGCGGGCGTGACTTTGCATTAGCTGAAGCAATGAAAACCGTTGACAGTATGATTGAGCAGAGGAAGCCACAATGAAATCATTCTATGTTCAGCAAATAAATACCATGCTTGAGGATTATTATTTTAATCTTGAGGATAACCCTCAAGGGCATGATTCTCATTTCTCTGTGCTGGCTAACGGCATTCAGCATTTGCACGGCCTGGCATTTTGCTCACGCGATACGGACACCGCCGCCGCGCTGCTTCCGTTTGTTATGTCAGTCATTAACGGTGAAGTACCAGCACCGTATACGTAGAGGTGCTGCATGAGACCGTAACATTCGCACTCTCCATGATTATTACCTATGTGCTATTGATATCTTTAACATTTACATGGGTAGATAAAATTTTTACCCACAGGATAAAAAACAATAACCGCGTTGCTTATTAAAAATGCAAAGCAAGCAATTAAAACTTTATTCATTGTTCCTATTGCATTGCTGCATTTGTGTTTTTTCTGCGGTTTATTTTTCTCTGAATTATTTCATCAATAAATAATTAGTTTTTAAAAGTAACACCCCACTATCGTCACTTTATCAAGTGATGACGCATTCACTCATCCTCAAAAGGATAAATAGCATGTTTAAATTTAATTTAGGACAGCAAGTAACGGTAAAGGTTAGTGGTGAAACAGGAACAGTTGAAGGCCGCGCAGAATATATCGAGGAAGGCAATGCTTACTACATCCATTATCGCGCCGCCGATGGACGTGCAGTTAATACGTGGCGCGCCGAGCGTCATATTGAGCCAGTAACCATCCCAACAACCAGCCAAGATACGGTTAATGGGGAGTGCGCAACATTAGAAACACTTCCCGCTCAACCTACCGCTGTTTTAACCGTCTTCTTCTAATTATTCACAGGCCGGGGAAACCCGGTCATTCATTACATCATCTATAAGCGTTGCCGAGGTGGGTATATGACCCGTGAAGATTGCCTTTTCATCGTTCACTCCCTTATTCCAGCCATCGAAGCGGAGGGGTTAACCATCAAAACCCGCCGCGCGGGCGAGCTAACACTTGCGCCAACTGATCCGTCAACCATTCGTTTTGTTGAGCATTTGCGCCGCCGCTATACCGAAGCCGCAAACGCCCCAGCTATGCCATTTATCGCCTACTAATCAAAGGTAATCTTATGAATCACGTCATGATCGATATTGAAACGTTAGGCACTGGCACTAATGCCCCCGTCGCCAGTATTGGCGCTGTTTTCTTTGAACCCTCCACCGGCTGCACCGGCGCCCGCTTCTATGTTCGCGTTAATGCTGAAAACGACGAGTTAAACGGGGCTGTAGCCAGTGTTGCAACGTTCAAATGGTGGCTAAAGCAATCAGCGGAAGCGCGCGCAGAGCTGCTTGATGAAAACGCCCTGCCAATTTGGGAAGCCATGCAGCAGTTGAACGAGTTTCTTTCAGAGAACGCCGTACCGGAAGATCTTAAATGGCTTCAGGTGTGGGCTAACTCACCGGCATTTGATTGCAGTATTTTGCGCGCCGCTTACGTACGAGCTGATACAGAATGCCCGTGGAAGTTCTGGAATGAGCGTGATTGCCGCACGATGGTGGAAATCGGCAAAGTGATTGGATTCAATCCTAAGCATGATCTCCCATTTAGCGGCGAGCGTCATAACGCCTTGGCTGATGCGGTACATCAGGCGCAATACATTTCGCATATTTGGCAGCACCTGACAGCCGACAAAGAGCCAATGCTATGATCACTTTATCCGGCTCACGGGCTACCCCGATAATCTACAACAAAGCGCTAGCTTTGCTCTCTCAATTCTCAAGTGGTCGTCGTGTGCATAAGCGCATTAAACCGCATGGCTATCTAAAAATTAATGTCGGTATCCGTTGGCGTTTGCTGAGCAAGAACGGCGGCAAGCATTGGCGCTTAATGACCCATGAGCGATATAACGTGGAGATATGGAAATGATCCGTCCGTTCATCAAATGGGCGGGTGGCAAAAGCCGCGTCATGCCCAAGTTGTTACCCCATTTGCCAAAGGCCGATTGTCTTATTGAGCCGTTTGTTGGTGGTGCATCGGTGTTTCTGAATACCGATTATCGCCGCTATATTCTGGCTGACATCAATCGCGATTTAATTAATCTTTACGAATACGCAAAAAACGACACAGACAACCTTATTGCGATAGCAAAAGGGATGTTTGCCATTGGCAATACCGCTGAATATTACGCTACCGCGCGTAATGAATTTAATATCCGCCCACAACTGGGCCTTATGAATGCTGCAACATTTCTTTATTTGAATCGCCATGGCTTTAACGGCGTGTGCCGCTACAACAGCAAAGGCGGTTTTAACGTCCCATACGGCAAACACAAAACACCGCCCTATTTCCCAGAAAAAGAGATCCGAGAATTCGCTCAAAAGGCCAACGACACTCACGCGAAGTTTATTTGCGCACCATTCCACAACACTATTTCTGTGATGGCAACCGAGGGCGCGGTTATTTACTGCGATCCGCCGTACATCCCAATTAGCGCCACGGCTAATTTCACACAGTACGCAAAAGAGCCGTTTGGTCGAGTCGAGCATATGCACCTAGTGACCAGTCTGCTGGCTGCTAATTTGGCGCATGCCGTACCTGTCGTGATCTCAAATAGCGATACGCCGCTAACCCGCGAAATTTACCGTCATTTCAACCTTCACAGCATCAATGCTCGTCGCTCAATTAGCGCTAAAGCAACGCAACGCAGTGACGCTAAAGAAGTGTTCGGCGTGCTTTCTACCTGCCAGCATTGCGGCAAATACGCATGCAATTGCACTCAGCAACCTAAGCACATTAGCCCAGCATACTCATATCAATAAGATAATGAGCGATACACGCGGACGATATGCCCCAACCCCACCGCCAGATTACCCCGGAAGCACATCCGTGCTTACCGGGCCTTATGCGTGGAATGCTCCAGCAAAATCAATTAACCCGCTACAGGATGAAACGAATTATGTAGAAACTCCGCTCGCCAAAATGATTGCGGATTACCAGCATGATGAAGCTGTCTCGCGCATGATGCGCATAGCCGCCATGACTGAAGAAGAAAAAAAAGCCATCAATAAGCGGCAGTACCAAATTGATTTGTTCGAAGAGCATGAGAATGAACTCAATTTGCATCTTGCCCGTCTTGCCGAGTCTAAAAAGGCGCTACGCCATAGCCCATTATTAGAGATTGCTGCTAACTTAAATGCGCAGCCAAAGTTTATACGCCAGCCACTACAGCAGCGGGTTGAATACCTACGCAGAGAACATGGCGAACATCGAGCCAATATATTTTTGACTGAAATAGTCGAGAATGCATTGTCGCGGTTAGAAGCCGTCAGAGAGAAACAGCTGACTATAGGCTACCGTCATATTGCAGGTCGAGAGCGTCTAGACGAGCTTTTGCGTTTACCGGAGCTGAACAAGCGCGAAGTGCAGACGCTTGCCGCAATGGTGGCGGCGCATATGGACATGATTTTTTGTACTCAGGTCGAGGCTAACCTTACTCATGACCATACCCCCGACGCTATTCTACGCGTATATCACGTGGTCGCCGCTGAAGCGCAGCGCTTATGTATCCAGCCGCCTTACTGGGATTCCCTCAATCCCTATATTCGCCACCGAGAACGTGCCCCCTATGACCTATTGCCGGGGGCATTCTTGCGTCTGCGTTGTGCTGATTGGTGGAAAGGTAAGTTATGGCGATTACGCAATGAATGGCGGGAAGAACAATTACGCGCCGCGTGCCTTGTTCATAAACATGCTTCCGCCTATGCAAGTCACGATGCGATAGAACGCCAGCGTGACCAATACCGCCGAACGCTTGAATTCATGCGTATGCATGAGCTGGAAAATGAAGACGGTTTCAAGATTGATTTAGAACAGGTCATGCTGTCCAGTACCAGCAACCCTTATTTACGGTACATCGAAATGATGACTACCGTTAAGGGGCTGCAAAACTTGGCTGAAATGCGCGGCGATTACGCCATGTTCTACACCATTACGTGCCCGTCCAAGTATCACGCCACGCTTGCAAACGGTAAGCCTAACCCAAAGTGGACGGAAAAAACCGTCCGTGAAAGCAGTGACTATCTGGTTAGCGTCTTTTCCAGTATCAGGAAAAAGCTTCAGCGAAAGGGCTTGCCTTGGTATGGCGTACGTGTGTCTGAGCCACATCATGACGGTACAGTTCACTGGCATTTATTGTGCTTTATGCGTCATAGAGATCGCGCCGCCATCACTAAGGTGATGCGTGAATTTGCCATACGCGAAGATCGTGCTGAGTTGGGCAAGAACGTGAGAGCGCGGTTTGATGTTGTACCAGTCACTAAAAGAAAAGGTTCACCTGCGAGCTATATCGCGACTTACATCGGTAAAAATATTGGTGGCGGCTCACTGGATAAGGCCAAAGACAAGAAAACGGGTAAACCGATCATCTGTAAAGAGACGGGGAAACCCCTTGCTAATAACAGCGATAATGCCGTCGCTTGGGCAAGTTTGCACAGGGTTAAGCAGTTTCAATTCTTTGGCGTTCCATCGCGTCAAACCTATCGAGAGTTGCGCCGGTTGGCTAATCAGCTACAGCGTGAACTCAAGCCCAAAAAAGGGGCGCAACTTCTTCAAGATAAGCATATGAATGATGTGCTTGCCGCCGCTGATGCGGGATGTTTTGCCACTTACACCATTAAGCAAGGTGGCGTGATGCGGCCCCGCAACGAGCATGTGATCCGCACAGCCTACGCATTATCTGAAACCCCGAACGACTACGGCGAAATAAGCCCGCGTATCTATGGCGTCTATTCGCCGCGCTTGGGCGATGAGTCTCGCATTTGTACCCATAGCGAAACGTGGAAGTTAGTCAAAAAATCCAAAAGTAACGCCCACGAACCAGAAGCCAGCAAAGCTGGCGCGGGGGTTGACCTTGGCTCTTCAGGGGTTCCGCCCTCACTTGGACTCGTGGCAATAACTGTCCGCCCGTCTGAAAAACAACCAGATCCAAAAGCCAAAAAGCGGACTGAAAAACCGCTCAATTTAGATAATTTAGACGCACTGACACGGGGAGAACGCCGAGAGTTGTTGCGAAGGTTGAAAAATCCGCCACCAGAAAACCAGAGCGAGCCGCTTTCGCCAGAAAATCAGCGGCAGAAAACCAAAGGGGAGCAAGCATTTAGTCATGCTGCGGGCGAACTTATCTCAAATATGAAGAAATTCGCCCACTCAATTGGTTGGGAATTGTCGCAGCACGCCCTGCGCCGGTTGGCGGCGGGCAATGTTGTAGAAATCGAAGGCAAGAATTATCGCGTTGATCACCGTGGTGACATACGCCAGTGCGAACCAGATTACGGAACGCGGGCGCGAAGCCTGTTGCAGCGAGTCAATAACCTGAAAATGGGTACCGCACAGACGTAAATGACTGTACTGCAGCATAGTCACTTACGTCTGTTCTGGCCAACGGAAGAAATAGCCAATTTTGATCACTGAGATACACTAAAAATAGGGCGAGACAATGAAGGCATATATTAAATTTAACGAAGAAAATAACAGCGTTATCGCCGAAGTAACTGACTGGCGCTGGAATGAAAATGAAGTGCTTGATTACATTGGCTGGATTAAGTCTAAATTTTTAGACAAAGGTAAACTTATACAGATCAGTATTAGCTTTCGCGCACTACGGATAATCGCCAGGCTTGAAGGGAGTCATTACGTGGATGGATCTTGCAATCCGCCTCGCCCTACGCCGCCAATAGCAGCACTCAATGAGGACGAAAGAGAATGAGCTATCTGGGCAGCAAAGCGGCAAGTGGCGTCTATCAAAAAATCATTACAGCGATGCCACCACATGACACTTACATTGAAACCCATCTCGGGGGCGGGGCTGTAATGCGGCGTAAGCCGCCAGCATTGAGAAATATCGGTATTGATATTGATGCGGAACCGCTAAAAGAGTTCGCACATAGGCATAACAGGCTTTACATAGATCTGGTGTGTCGTGATGCGGTGGACTATCTGAACGATTATGATTTTTATCGCGCCGGTCGCGTTCTTATCTATGCTGATCCGCCTTATATGCCTGAAACGCGCACCAGCCGCGCCCGCTACCGTCATGAATATACCGTTGCCGATCATGAGCGTCTGTTAACTTGCCTGATAAATTTACCGAAAAACGTCAGTATAATCCTGTCTGGCTACCCATCGCAGCTTTATGACGAAACGTTAGCGGGCTGGCGTAGCATGGAATTTCAAGCCATGACACGCGGTGGGGTGAGAACAGAAAAAATCTGGATGAATTTTGAAGAAGGCCAGCCATTTACCGCTAAATACGCAGGTACTGACTATGTAGATCGGCAGCGAATCAAACGTAAAGCAGAGCGCTGGCGTGCAAAATATGAAGCGTTGGCACCGGCGGAACGGCTGGCAATCATGGATGCGCTTAATAAAGTCCAGTAGCAGTCAGAAGCCGTCAAACTCATCGAATAGATTTTTCATGTTAATCCCGTACAAAGCCGTTTCTGCGGCTTTTTTTTGTGAAAAAGAGGTGAGGCACAAAAACAGATAATAGCCTATGCATGTGCGGCAGATAAATATTCATGCTAGCATCAATGATGAAATCTTTGTCATAGGTAGGGTTTTATGTCTATCGCAATATCATCAGCGCTCGCCTTTACTGCCAGCATGATCGACAAACGCAGTATCGATCGGCTGATAGAGAAACTGGCGGAGCCAGCACAAATAGTCTCTCAGGACGAACCGCGCGCAACGCCACCTGCCACCCATCAAGAAGCCATGAACATGGTGACGGGCTCATTGGCTCACCTTGCTTTATTGGATGAAAAAACGCGCGAATGGACAGAGAAAGTTCACAGTGCAAGCCAAGTAAATGCTTTTGACGAATCCGATGAGCAGCTTGCAAGTATTATTGCTGATCTGGAAGATTCGGCGAGATCGATAAATAACAGCTTAAACACGTTCAAGGTGTTGTATTTTCATGTTGATGTTGCCCCAAAATGGCGTCCGCATGCTGCTTTATATAAGGATGCCGGCACTAAAATCATTCGTTGCCTATCCACAATGAGAAATTTGCATAGAGATATGGCGCTAATCCTGCGTCAACACCTTTCGCAAACGCCAATAGATACCCCTTCAATTCTCTCAGAACAAGATATGAAGAACCTGATCACTCACTCTCATACAGTCTGGGGCATCAAGCCACCTAAGTGGAGCTAAATCATGGCTTTTGTCAGTATCGCCGTGATCAATGGCACAAGCGTTATTTCTCCGGCAGGGGTAGTTTATGCTCGCATGTTGGCTAGCGCGCTCGGTGGTCGAGGGTTAAGTGAATGGCTGGGGCGTGATGCGGGATTTGAGCGGCACCCAAGGGCGCAAAATGAAGGCATTCGTCACTGCCACGTAAGGCTAATGGGGAAAGATGAGCCGTGGAATCATTCCACGCGACAATTTGCTAGGGTAAGCGATAATTTTTTAGTCTACGCGCGCCACTGGCAATATGATAATTATTACCAGATATTAGCTCTTCTCTCTCCTGACGCACACACTTCAATCAATAGCCTTTTACCTGCATTTTGCGCTCATACAGAGCGATCATTTTCTTGTTTATCTGAGTACGAACTCAGACAGTTAGCCAATATCAGCGGCTAATACTCGCTAAATAAAAAAGCACATTTACCCTCAAATAAAACCCGCTTAGCGGGTTTTATTTTTTCTGCCAAAAACACTGCACAAAAATGCGCGAAAATGCACAGATTTAGATTGACATTTAAAACCCTCTCAAGCCAGCACTGGCGCGGGTTGACCGGCCTTGCACAAGCGCACAAAAAAGAGGGGCCTCCGTGTGCGGGTGAGGTGGGGGAGCAATCGCGCGCTGAGGGGTGCCCAAGGCAAGGTTTCCCCGCGCGCGGCCATAACATGGCTGGTTTTGAGGGGCAATGAGAGTTAACAGCCGTTTGGATGGCTATATGAGGTGTGGAAGGGGTGTTTTGAGATGTGACTGAGGCCAGCGTTGATTACTCCGTCATGCCGCCCGAGGTGGGCAGCATGCAGCACAGGGGACTAGGCTTTCTTTTGTGGTTCAGCGTTAACCATCAGTGCGTATGGTTTAAATCGGATCACTTCAATGCCGAGCCAGTCATTGAGCTCTTTCAAGCTCTCTTGTATCGGTTGTAGTTCATTGATAGTAAATACGCGCGTTGCCTTCTCGACATCGCCAAATGAGGAGCTACCTTCCGGCATCACCCCCATCAGTTGAGGAGGCACACGATGTGCGGCCAGCATGTCATCACGGGTCACATTCTTGATCCCTGCGAACTCATCCTTAGCCGCAATCTGGCTGAAGGGGAGGATTTGCAAGCCGTCTTTCTTCCCCCTGGCGAGTGGACAAACAGGTTTTTAAACGCCCCCTTCCGTCGCGCCCCTTTTAATGACTCCTTGAGGGCGTCAACCGCATCTTGACTGACCAGCGGATCATTAAGGTAAACAATGACACCGGCGTGACTGCCGTTAATGTAGTAGTTGCGACGAAATAGCGTCGCCTCGCCGTTCAACATCGCACTGTGCAGAACGGCGATGTACTCCGGTACACCGTAGATTTCTTGGTTAACGGAGGGGTTTTTTATCTGACAGATTGAACCTGGCTCAAAGGCGTAATCCTGCATGTAGTTGGTGACAAAATAGTATTGTTCATCTTGCAGCTTGATCCCCCGTCTAACATAGCGTGCTACGGCGCGCTTAAGCTTAAGCACTTCACCCAGCCGATTACGCCGCACTTCCATATAGCAATTACCAAACACAAGGTAATCAAGAACCCATCCGCTCATCTCCTGCCGCGATAGCAGGGGGTGAGGAATAAAGCAGCTCATGATCACATTGCGCTTAAACATCAGCGGTGACTGGTGGTAAGGGGCAACATCGAGCAATGCTGCCACCATTGCCGGGTTGAGTGGGGGTTCGTAATAAACCCCCGTGCTTATGCACTCCATCATCTCAGCAACCTGCAATCGGTCAGTGATCACTTGCGGGCTGTCAAATGTAAATGCATCAACACTGAACGACTTGCCTTCCGTCATTTCATCGGGTGATTGCGGAGCAATCTCTTCTTGGATCATCGTTAAAACTCCATGACAGATGCGCCATCACTGCCGCCGCTGTCGCTGCTAATAGGTTCGTTATAGAGAACGTGAAGCGTAGCCCATGCCAGATCGCCATGATTATTGCCGCGCGTACGGGCAGACTCGTAGGTAACAATGCCGCCATCGGTCACCTTCTTACTGATAGTCATAAACGCCCGTACCAAATCCATCATTCCAGAATCATACTCAAGACGCCCCGCACGAATAAGCATCAGCGCCTTAAGCACCATCATTCGCTTAAGCGATACCGAATATTGATACTTAACGGCGGCAGGGAAGAATTTGATAACGAGCTGGTGAACCGCGTCACCGTACCCCCCGTACCATCGATGGCGACATGCTGAACGTTATAGCGCGCAGTCAGCGCTTTGATGGCATCGGCCTGTGCTTCAAACGTCATGCCGCGTAGCTGAATACGTTCAATAACCCGAAATTTACCGCCAGGTACTGCCGGAGGAACAACGACAACCAACCCCGCAGAGTCGCCGTTACCATCGCCACCATTGGGGTCATAACCCACCCACACAGCACGCCGTCCCATGGGCCGCATGGCCTCAGGCTTCCAGTCATCCCATACGTCATAACCATCCACCCCGCACGCGAGAAGTTGGTTGTAATCGAATGCGCGTTCACCGGACTTGATGAACTCACACATGTACAGCATGCTAAAATCTGCCGGTGAGTTTTCTGCCTCAACCTGCGCCTGACTAATGAGGTCAAAGCCGCTGGCGATAGCATCTTTAATGGTGACAATTTGCCGCCAAATCCCATCCGCACAACGCTTCCCGCGCTTGAGTGCTTTATGCCTGACATCGATATCAACGCGCGATGATTTAGGCCGCGATTCATTGAACCGGTCTCCCGTCCAAAACGGGTACGCTTCGTGATCTTCACTTGATGGTGTTGAGAAATACGTACGGCGTAGACCAATTTGCGACGCCATACCGGCTGCGACAGCACGCAGATTAATAAAGTTGCTGATCCAGAATGCTTCATCCATATACAGATCGCCGGTATAACTCTGCGCGGTGGCCGCTGACGTCCCCAAAAAGTAAAGCGTTGCGCCGTTAGACAGCTCAATTTGTTCCCCGCCCTTCAACTCCACACCAACCAGAGCCGCAAGCTCCTTAATGAATTTTTTAAACTGGAGTGCCTGCGCGCGACTGGCAGAAAGAAATATTTGGTTATTGCCGGTTTTAAGCGCTCGCAATAAAGCTTCCCGCGCAAAATACCATGTCGCCCCGATTTGGCGTGATTTAAGGATAAAGCGGTTGCGTTCATCCCATTGACTAAACCAACGTGCTTGATGGGCATAAAGAGAGTCAATAACGCACGCTTCAACCTGCGCGATCTGCTCATCAGTGAAATGGTTTTTAGGTGCCCGTTTGCGTTTGCGCTCACTGTCTCCGCGTTGCTGCGTACGCTCAAAGCGGTCGAGTTGTCGCGCCAGTAGGTCGATGCGCTTCAGATCACCGGGCGTGGGGTCAGATTTTTCAACCAAACGGATGTATTGCACATCTGTGCGTTCATATGCGCGCTGCATGGGCGTTGTTGCATCCCATGCGTCACGCCGGCGCCATGAATAAAGCGTATTGCAGCTAACCCCGAGGCGCGAGGCAATTTGGGGCACGCTGTATGCCTGCCAATAAAGCGATTTAGCCTCATCGCGAGGATCTGTCATGTGGATGATTTGCGCCATGTTTTTTCAATGTTTATCACCGATAAAGCAAGGCTATCACTCACCCGCGCGCGACTCTTTGTCGTGCGGTTCAGATGAGGCCAGTATAACCGCTAGCGCTCGCACACAGTCGGCTAAAGCGTAATCATGACGGCACTGGTTAATATCAACTCTGACGAGAAACCACCATGCCAAAGACTAAGTTCGTCCGCGTAGCGGTAGAGGGCGCAACGTGTGACGGCCGCACACTAGAGCGCCAACATCTTGAGCAGATCGTTAAAAACTTCAATACGTCAGTTTTTGGCGCCCGCTGCAATCTAGAACACATTAAGTCGCTGTATCCAGAAAGTACCTTCCGCATGTACGGCGATGTGCTGGCGGTAAAAAACAATGAAGTTAAAGATGGGCCACTCGCGGGAAAACTGGCGCTTTTTGCTCAACTTGACGTAACTGATGAACTGGTTGAGTTAAACCGCAAACGCCAAAAAATTTACACCTCGATTGAGGTTAACCCAAACTTTGCAACCACCGGTGAAGCGTACTTGGTGGGGTTAGCCTTCACGGACAGTCCCGCGAGTCTCGGCACTGAAATGTTGCAGTTTAGCGCGACCTGCCACACTGATGCTAACCCGCTCGCCTCGCGTAAAACGACGCCGGAGTGCTTCTTTACCGCCGCGACGGAAATCAATATTGAATACGAAGACATTGCCCCAGCCTCACAAGAGGAAGGCAATAGCTTCTTTACTCGCATCAAAGACATGCTAACGGGCAGCCAGCGACAGAGTTCAGATGACGTCAGTCAGTTGAAGAAAGTCATTGAGTTAACGGCAGAAAGTCAGGGAAAACTGTTAGATCGCGTGGATCTGCTTGCCAGCCATGGCGGCGATAAACAGTCTGTTGAGGCGTTAAGCCAGCAAGTCACTCAGTTATCGCAAACGTTGAGCGATTTGCAAACCAAGCTAGCCACTCAGGACGCCAGTTTTTCGGGTCGTCCAGCTGCCACTGGGAGCACTGGCGATACGCAGCTAACTGACTGCTGATAATAGCCTTAGCCGCAAGATTAGGAAAAAACAATGCAGAATAAAACTCGCGATTTATTAGAGCAGTACATCAGCCGACAGGCGCAGCTAAACGGTGTGAGTGCAAACCATGTTACTCAAGGGTTTACGATCACCCCCTCTGTTGAGCAGGTGCTGGAAAATAAAAAGCAGCAATCCGCTGATTTACTGCAAAAAATCAACGTCGCTCCGGTTAGCCTTCAAACGGGGCAGAAGTTGGGGTTAGGTGTTACGGGACCCGTGAGCAGCATTAACACGTCCACAACGGTGCGCCGTACACCAACAGATGTATCGACGCTGGACGAGAACGACTACGCCTGTCAGCAGGTCAATGTTGATACGTTTGTGCCCTATGCCAAGCTTGATATGTGGGCCGAGTTCCCAGACTTTCAAAAGCGATTGACCGATCAGATTGTTCAGCGCAGCGCGCTCGACACCATCATGATTGGATTTAATGGGACATCGCGTGCCAACCCGTCAGATCCTGCCACTAACCCGCTCCTGCAAGACTGTGGTGTTGGCTGGTTGCAACGCATTCGTGAGACGGCGCCACAACGTGTGATGTCAGGTGTTACCATTTCCTCTCTGGGCTCCGATGGCAAGATAATTCGCGGTACGTACAACAACATTGATGGCGCGGTGACGGATGCTAAAAACTCATTGCTCGATCCGTGGTACCAGCGCGCCGGTGATTTGGTTGTCATTTGTAGCAGCACTCTGGTATCCGATCGTGAATTGGCCGTCCTCAATTACCTGAGTGCGACCAATCCGAACAGTGAAGCATTGGCCGGTCAGCTGATTGCTGCGCGCCAATCTATCGCCTCATTACCGACATATATCGCGCCTTATATCCCTGATGGCTGCGTGTTGGTTACGCCGTTTAAAAACCTCTCCATTTATTGGCAGAAAGGGACGCACCGTCGTCGCGTGGCTGATGAGCCGCAATACAACCGTATCGCGACCTATGAATCGGTCAACTATGACTTTGTTGTTGAAGACTTTGGCGCCGCCTGCCTACTCGACGGTCTGACCTGGGCGCAGCCTGACCCAGAACCGCCTGTTAGCCTAGAAACAGTAGAATAAGAGGTTTGACGATGTTATCTCCCGCCCAGAAACATTTTCAGGACGTTATGGCCCGCCGCTATGCGGCGGGGTCGACCACGCCACGTGAGCGCACTGCGTATGAAGTCATGTTGCATCGTCTGCGTCTCGACAAGGCAGAGTTGAGTCGCGTCATGTCAAATGCGGCAAAGGCAAAATTAAAAGCGCTAAAACTGCCTGAGTACGCTGCATGGATCAATGGCGCACTCTCCGCCGATCGCGGCGGTGCGGATGAGGTTATCACCACGCTAATGACTTGGCATATCGATGCCGGAGAGATCCAGCGCGCCATTGATATCGGGGCGTACATCCTACGCCACGGGCTCCCCATGCCCGATAATTACCGCCGCACCCCTGCCACTGTACTGGTTGAAGAGATTTGCGCCCCGGTTCTGGCAAAATTTAAAGCCCATCCCAATGTGGCACCATTGCCGGCTGATCTGTTACATAAGCTGGCGTCGCTGACGGCGAATGAAGATATGCCCGATGAGGTTCGCGCAAAATTATTCAAGTGCCTGGGCTACTCGCTACGCATCGAAACCGATATTGAGAGCAAGAACGCCGGGCTAAGTTATTTGCGGCAGGCGACAGCGCTAGATTCAAAAATCGGCGTGCAGCGAGATATTGAGCTGCTGGTACGTGATGTGAAAAAGGGCGAACAGCCAGTAACCCACGAAGCGTTAGAGAGTGAGTCACCACCGGATACTGCGCCGAGTACGGTACCTGATGTCACTCAAGCAAAGCCATCGAATGAGGTACCACTGCCGCCCGCTTCGCCTAAAAAACCCGCCGCTCAAAAAAGACGGCAGCGAAGAAGTCGGCACCAAAGAATAAACGGACATCACGCACCACGAAGTCCTAAGAATGCGCCCCGCGCACTGGGCGGCATGGTTGGCAGTCAGCCACTGTACGTTGCATTTCTGCCATACCATCCACCGCCCGACCTATTTGAGGACGTGCTATGTCGAGCTTTGTCTCAGTCGCTAAAGTGACACCGCCCACCGAGCCCGAAGACGGGGGCGCGCAGGTAATCAGTTCGCCATTTTGGCCGGTGATTATGCTATCGGAGCTGCGTAAAGCGATGAAGTTAGACGGTCAGGTAACAACCGATCGCCTGATGTCGCGCACTATCGAAGCCGTCGCCCACATTAACGATCAGTTGGGTGGCTGGGAAATACGCCAGCAAACATTGGGCTACACAACGTTAGCAGATGTGCCGGCAATGACGGTTAACCATGAGTCCTCAAAAGTCTGGCGCTACCGCAACGCGGTTTATTCACTCGCAAAAGCCCTGCTCATCGAAGGCTATCGCGATATAGACACCACTCGCGACGGTGAAAAGCACGCCATGGCACTGAGCACGCAGATTGATACGTTATGGCGAGATGTGCGTTTTAGCATCAATGACATTATGAACCGCCATCGTCAATTTGCGGAGTTGGTGTAAATGCAGGTCACTGCGACGGACGGGGACACCGTTGACTTATTGTGTTGGCAGCATTATGGGCGCACGCAAGGGGTGGTTGAGGCGGTTTATCAGGCGAACCCTCACCTCTGTGAGAGTCACCCCGCGCTGTCAGTTGGACAAATTGTCACGATGCCAGACCTTCAACCCCCTGCGCAGCAGGACATTATTCAGCTGTGGGATTAACCAATGGAACATCTTTTATCACGCACCAGTTATCTGCTATCCGCGGTTATCGCAACGTTGGGCTGCATAACACTCAGTGGCTGCGCGACGACACTCGGCATTGTCCTTGGTGTGCTGACATACCGCCTCAATAAGCGCCATCGCGCACGCATTGAAGCGGAGCAGCATGAGCGTACGCAATTACTCCGTGAGCGCGTAAGGCTATTGCAAAAGCTGGCGGAAGGCTCGACAGGCGCCCGCGTCATGCTGCTGCATGATGAACGAGAACTCACCGATGATTAAGACTGACCTGTTACGGCAGATGATGGCAAACGCCATGCCGAGATTTAAGACCGACCCCGAATCTCTTGAGATTTACGTATCAGAGGGCGTGCTTGTCAGTAGCGCAGCATTGCGCTCGGCATCGTTTGAATACCGTTATGTCATGGAAGTCCTGCTTATGGATCACCCGGCTGATGATGTTGACGCCGCGATGCTCGCCGTTGAGCTGTGGGCGCAAAACTATCAGCCGGATTTGTTGATCAACGCCGAGCGCTGGCATGACGGGGTGAAATTTCAAGCCCAGATATTGAGTGATTCAACGGTGGATTTACTCTTAAAAATTCGCACCACTGAGATTGTGATTGTCGAGGCGGTTAATGGTAAGCCGCAATTCAAACACGTTGCAGATAAGGCGCCCGAGATGTCAGGCCACCCCAGCAAGCTGCGTGAGCTGGCCAACATGATCGGAATGAACGGTGAGTAACATACAAACCGATGCCACCGCGCTCTTTCACGCGCTAGATAAGCAGCTGTCCGCGCTGGCATCTACCGTAAAACCCGCCCGCCGCCAGCAGATGGCTAAGCGGTTGGCAAAGGTGTTACGCGCAGGGCAACAGGCCCGTATTCGGCGCCAGCAGAATGCGGATGAAAGCAGATATGAAGCCAGGCACAAAAAGAACTTGCGTGTACAAGGTGGCGTTAAATTTTTGTGGCGTGGTGAGGTGCGCGAGTTACGTAACTGGCGAACCACAGGCCGAGGTGAGCATCGACAAATTACAGGCTATGACGTTGATCGGGGCGGCATGCGTTCGTTTTTCAAAAGCGATATCGATCGTTATCTCGCCATTGATACGCACAGCGCCCCGCGTCGCTCTCGCAATAATCGGCAACAGATGTTTCGTTACCTCCGTCTTTCGCGATTCATGCACGCCAAAGGGACGCAGGATAAGATTTTAGTGGGTTTTGATGGCGCTGCCGCTGCCATCGCTCGCGTTCATCAGTATGGCCTAGCTGACGCACTCAATCAGTACGCAAAAGCGAAATACCCCAAGCGGGAGTTGCTGGCGCTAACGCCAAAAGATATGTGGACATTAACCGAAGAGTTTTACAACGCGCTGATCGACGCGATGTGATAGCGCATAACCCGAGGTAGTCATATGAAAAGCATCAAATTAGCCGTTATTTTTAGTACCGCACTCGTCGGCATGTCCGTTGCCGGTTGTGCCGATCGTACCGCCATGCATGAACAACATGAGCAGGAAGACCAAGCGATGCTTGCCGCTCATCAAGCAGGGCGTCAGCTCGCACGTGCACAAGATGAAGTCTCCGACACACTCTTGCTCAGTGGGATCGCAGCCAGCAATTTGGCCGCTAAGCAGCAAAAACAGGCGGACGCTGACGCTGCGCTAAAAGCGCTGGTTTGTCCTTCCCCTACAGTGGAACTGTAATGATGTTCACTCCACCGTTAGATCAGGATCCTGTCGAATTATCAAGACTGTTGCGCAATCTTGTCGCTATCGGCGTGATATTCGCCATTGATGCGGAAAAATTTACCGTGCGCGTCAGTGTTGGAGGGAATGAAACTGACTGGATACGGTGGGGTGTACAGCGTGCGGGGGATGATGCCACATGGTGGGCGCCATCCGTCGGCGAAGAAGTCTTGCTACTTTCTCCAGGCGGAAATCTTGAGCAAGCCGTTGTGATTTGCAGCATGTATAGCGCCGATGCGCCCCCACAATCAACGAATGCAAATCAGCGTGTCACCGCATACGCCAGCGGTGGCCGCGTCGTCGTTGATAAAAGCAACAACGCCGCCACGCTATCAGGCTTTGACACCATTAGTGCCAGTGCATCGCAAAGTATTGTCGCATCAGCGCCTTCTATCGAGGCCGACGCATCGCAAAGCATCACCGCCTCAGCCCCGACCATTAAAGCCGTCGCAACGACCAGCATCACGCTGGATACGCCAGTCGCAATTTGCACCGGAAGCTTGGAGGTCAAAAAAGGATTTACAGCAGGCTCAGGCGGTGGGGGTGAGACGGCAGTGTTTAAATCTCCGGTTGATTTTCAGGGTGCCACGGTTTCCCACGCTGGCGTTAACATTGGCAATACACATGTACATTCTGGTGTGGAAACCGGGGGCGGAACGTCGCAGGAGCCGCAATGAGCGATGAACGCTACATTGGTATGAATGCCATCAACGGCTACCAGATAACAGATGATGATCATATTCGTCAGTCCGTCACTGATATTCTCATTACCCCTATTGGTTCTCGCGTGATGCGCAGGCATTACGGCTCACAGGTGAATGAGATCATTGACCAGCCACAGGGCGACATCACCAGCATGCGCATGATGTCAGCAATATACACCGCGCTTTTGTTATGGGAGCCGCGCATATCTATCACCGATATTGTGATCGCTAATACGGCGCCAGATCGGGCCACCGCGAAGATATCCGGCTATCGTGCGGATACTGACGCCCCATTCTCCACCGCCATACCGTTGAGGAAATCATGAGTCAAACCGTTGACCTGTCGCAACTCCCCGCACCCCATGTCATTGAGGTTTTGGACTATGAAACCATTCTCAATGAGCGCAAAGCCGCATTTTTAGCACTCGTCCCCGCAGGGCAACGCGCCGCCTGGTTGCGTACGCTCAGCCTTGATTCCGAGCCTATCACGATGTTTTTGCAGGAATCAGCCTACCGAGAGCTGGTATTGCGCCAGCGTGTGAATGAAGCCGCGCTGGCGGATATGTTGCCTTATTCAGCCAATAGCGATTTGGATAATCTGGTGGCTAACTTCAATGTGCAACGGTTGGTCACTCAAGTAGGAGACGACACGGTCACTCCGCCTGTGCCGGAGGTCTTGGAGTCTGACGCGGATTTGCGGGCGCGTTCACAGCAGGCGTTTGAAGGGCTTAGTGTTGCAGGCCCAACAGCCGCTTATGAGTTTTTTGCTCGCTCCTCAGATGGTCGTGTGGCTGACGCCTCTGCTATCAGTCCATCCCCTGCTTGCGTGACCATTACTATTCTCTCTCATGACGGGGACGGAACGGCAGACGATGACCTCTTGCAGGTTGTGGCCGGTGCACTCAACGCTGAAAGCACGAGACCTGTTGCCGACAGGCTCACCGTCCAATCAGCGGAGATTATTAGCTACACCGTTGAGGCCACGTTGCATCTCTATTCGGGCCCGACAAAAGAGCTTGTCTTGAAGGCGGCGCAGGATAACTTGGCTCAATACGTATCAACCCGCAATTACCTTGGTCGTGGCGCCGCATTATCGGGCATTTATGCGGCGCTACAGGTTGAAGGGGTTCAACGCGTCGATCTTATCTCGCCGTCTGATGATGTTATCTGCGATAGAGCGCAGGCGGCGTATTGCACCGGCAGCACCATAACATTGGATGACGACGACGATGACGCAACCTTATATTAATCGTCTTCTGCCACCCAGCGCATCGAGATTTGAGCAGGCGGCGACACAGGCTTGCGCATCACTGGGCGATATCCCGGTCCCGCTGCGCCAATTATGGAATGCGAAAACATGCCCACCGCGATTATTACCGTATCTCGCGTGGACACTCTCCGTTGATTACTGGGATGAGTTATGGAGCGAAGCACAGAAGAGACAGACGGTGATCGATGCATTTGAAGTACACCGCTACAAGGGAACAACCAGCTCACTGCGCCGTATTATTGAGCCCTTCGGTTTCACTATGGATATTGCGGAATGGTGGAGTACGGACGACGAGCCAGGCACATTCCGCCTGATTGTTAATCTTAACGGCCAGGGAATTACAGAAGATGTTAGGCAATTAATTCTTGAATTAATTGATAACGCCAAACCATGCAGCAGACAGCTGCTAGATTTGTCCCTTATCTCAGAGATTAAAGGGACGATTTACATCGCATCAGCGTCTTATTCCGGTAGCGTGATAACCATCTACCCACAAACAGAATAATCATATTTTGGTGAGCTATGACAGCAACAGCAACGTATTACTCTATCCCAACAGACATTGGCGCCGCGGCTATCGCAAACGCCATTGCAACGAACGTACCGCTTAATCTGACGGATATGGCAGTGGGTGATGGTGGCGGTGTTTATGTGCAGCCAGACCCTACGCAGGTGGCATTGGTTAATGAATGCTATCGAACAACAATTAACAGTCTCAGCATTAATGCGGATGACAGCCAGCAAGTCATTGCTGAAATGGTTATCCCTGAAAATATCGGCGGTTTTACCGAGCGAGAAATTGGCATATTTGACGGTGCGGGCAACTTAATTGTTGTTGCAAACTGCGCGGCGATAGAAAAAACCGATCCAGCAACCGGCTCGCCGAGTAGTCAGGTCATTAGGCTGCCTATTGCCGTCAGTGACACAAGCGCCGTCACGCTGTTGATTGACCCGTCAAGCGTGTTGGTCACACAGCAGTACGTTGATATCGCCATTGAAGAATCGGAAGAGCAAGCCGAGAAAACATACCTCGCCATTGAAAATAACTTTTCCGAGATCGCAACCGCGGGAGCGGACGCAGTAACCGCCGCGCAAACCAACATCGGGCTTTCCCCTCAAGTACTGGGCGATGATTTAACACCAGGGCGCGTATTGCTCGCCGGCTGCGACCACTTTACCCGTTTGCTGTATTTGGATGATGGTTCAGGTGATCCGATTAATGCCGTGTTGTTGCATGTTGTCAACGATACAGACCCAGCAACAGGCAACCCAATTCCTACAGTTCTGTCTTACGCACATACGGACACCGCCGAAGGCCAAGAAGTCAGAGAGCAAGGGGAGCGCGTATTTAGCAAGAATAATAAACCTGACGCTACCAAGGATGTGACTGGCCTCGGCACCGCTGCAACTCATAACGTACAGACATCACCTACGGATAATACGAGCGGCGCTGTGCTCACCGTTGGGGCGTTTGGGCTAGGTGGTGATTCTATAGCCGTTGCTACAACGTCCAATTCTGATTTGCATCATTTGCCGGGGTTGCCGTTTAACGCAATTCGAGAATATAAATCCTCTGATGGCTCTACGTATATAATTGGCATCGGCGGCCTCAGTGATGATGGAAATCTAGCTGAATGGTTAGCGCCAGAGACTGGAGCGGACGGAACGAAATTAGCAGTTAGAAACAAGACCACATTATTCACTATTTATAGCGATATGAATAAGCCTAGCGCCACGGATAACGACTTTGTATCTAAAGCCAATGGCGGTACATATGGCGGTCCGTTAACAATAACATCTGATGCGTCAGCATTAACATTACAAAACAAAAACGCTGGAAAATCGCTGTATTTGGCAGCCAAAACATCAGCAGGCGATAACTATTGGTTCATCGGCGGCGGGAGTGACGGCAATCAAAATATTGCATTTCATAATTACATCGGTAATGCGGCTATTACGTTAGGTTCTGATGGTGTAATTACGCTAACAGATTACAGCACGTTTGATTCTCGTTATGTTACAGGCACTCGCTTTGGCGCGAACAAAACGACAACGTGGGGTGGGCAAGGTGGAACGTTACCAGCAGGTTGTGCGATGACCGGCGGTAACTTTGATGATGACACCGAATACCCGATTTATGCATATCTACAATACTGCATCAATGGGACATGGATTAACGCCACGGGCGGTGTTGGTGCAACTAATTTAGTTTCAGCAACACATTATCAGGCCGCGCCCGCAGGGAATATCTCGCAGTTAATAAACTTGCAACCATATTCACCCGTTAACCCTGAGTTCCCGCTCGCTCAATATTATATTGATGAGCAAGGTTTTGACTGGTTCGAGGCTGCACCGAAATTAAGCGGAACCGTCTTTATTGCATTTGATACCGTTAGTGGCGTTATTCATCAAATCGCTGATTCTCGATTGCCTAATACTGACGCATATTCACTCCATCCCAATGCTATGAGCGTCGTTGGCCTTGATAATATTCCAGATGGTTGCTCACCTGATTTGACATGGGTGTATGACGGTACGCAGGTTTATCAAGACCCTGAGTTACTAGATGCAAAAAACATTTTGCTTAATAACCGCGCATACAAAAAAGATTAGATACTTCGACAGGGCTGGCCTTCTCAATTCAATCGTGTCTTGATGCTGATGTTTACGACACGGATGAAAAGCGACAAGCAGATAGCGACGCGCTAGCCGCTATCAAACAGTATGTGATCCAGCTTCGCGCAGCAGTGAAAACCGCAAACGCGCAACCTGCACTTGCTGTATGGCCCGAGTCGCCAACCTATCAATAAGCAGAAGGACAAAAAATAGCGGGCTAGCCCGCTATTTTGTTATTAAATTTTCGGCACTCTGTATTAATCCCCTCACATTAAGCTCGGCAAGCTTCTCTCGTATATCTTCACTGACCCGCGTCAATTTGAGTGAGAATTCTATTCTTCGCGCCGCGCCATCGCTAAAGAACTCTGTACGCGTTTGCGTGATACTTTCAATGGCGTACATTCCCAGTATTCGCCCCGTACACTCAATCAAAGGCCATGGCAACCCCGCATAAGCCATTGTTTCAAGCGTCACCAGTGACAAGCTGCCGCCGCTCACCTCAGGGCAGAGAACGCCGGACAGCGTGATCGACGCATCGCCCGCCCCGATATATTGATAACGGGGGGACTTCCCCACTCGCTCATTTTTAGCATAGCGCCAGTTGTTTGACTGATTAAGCGATTGATAGGGCGTCGTCGCCAGCATGAAGGGGAACATCCCTAAAATCATCATCATGATATTATCTCCTTAGTCGTTATCACGCAGACGTGAGCGCATGGTGCGGCCTTGCTCGCGTTTTACGGCTTCAATTTCGCGCCGTACGATCTGTGCAATCTCTTGTGGGCTGGATTGACCGTCATGGGTATTAATCACGATATTGAACACATCGCCTCCCGCAACGGTTTGTTGCTGCGCCTGTGTAGGCGATGCAATAGGTACCGCCTGTGCGGGTTGTGCCACCGTATACGGAAGGGTGGCAACGGCTAACGCTCCCGCCGTTTGCTTGATACCGTTCCACAGACTTCCTGCGCGTTGGGTGACTTGTTGCACAACCGGTTCACGCCATCCCCCGCGCAAGCGTTGCAGCGCCGGTGTGTTTTTGAAAACAATGTCACCTTGGCTTTTTTCTTTGAGGTGTTATCAGCAATCTTATCGAGGCTGTTATTCATTTTGGGCAGATTGGAGCCCATCAGAGAACCGAGTTTAACCGTACCATCCGCAATGCCTTTTTTGCCCGCCGCCGCCTTCTTAGCCTGATCATCTTGTTTTTTGCCCGCCGCCGTGACCGCATTCATATCACTGAGTAGCGTGTTAGCCTTGTCTGTGAGCGTGACATTTTTCGCCGCCTCTGCTGCTCTCTCTGCTGCATCAGGAATAAGATCCAGCTTCTCCAAAATCCAACTAATGGCATTACCCACCAAGGTTAATGGCGTGAGGAGTAATTTAAGCCCAGCCCCCACCACGGAGCCAAACGACCTACCCGCCTCTTTGCAGGTGTCCAGTTGCTCAGCCGACGCCTTTACCGGAGAGAGCAGTTTGACAAACCAATTCCATACGTTTTTAAGCATGTCAATCAATGGGGAAAAGGCATCAATAAGCGGTTGAAGCCCCTTCATGACCTCAGCGAAATAGCCACTAAAGAACGCCGATATTTGATCCCAATACTTATAAACCAGCACGGCACCAACAACGAGCGCACCAACAAACAATCCCACCGGACTTAACAGCAGGGAGAAGGCCGAAGCAAGCCCCTCAACGAGCCCACCAACCCCCATCACGAAGAGTGACTTTAGGCCACTAAATAACGCCCCTACGGCGTCGAGCGGAGAGAGAATAAAACCGGCTAACTTTTCCCCCATGCTGGCTAATCCATCACTAATGGCGGCTTTCATCACCCCTGCTTTTGTGGCAATACTCTCGAATATTGGCCCCCAATCCCTGATGCTGGTCCCTACGTTTGAGAGATTGGGCATCAAATCAAACAGGCTAGCGCTGAGGCTTTTTATCGCGCCCGCAGCGCCTAACGCTCCCTCTTCACCGGCAAGCAGGGTGAGGCTGAGTCGAAGCAGCGCCAGAGGACCAAGGATTGTGCCGGCTATCAGCATTAACCCACCAAGAACGGTAAGCAATACGCCTAATGCGGCAACAATCTTCATCAACGACGCGGCAAGGCGTGGGTTAGCGGCCGTCCATTGTTGAACCGAATCCATAAGATGTTGCACGCTACCCATCAGCGATATTAAGGGGCCCCGCAGTGTTTCACCCAATGACGCGCCGGCATTGCTCAGTGAGGTTTTTGCCATGTTATATCGGGCGCTTAGGGAGTTTTTATTGATGTCTGATTCTCGCTGCATCGAGCCATTCGCCGCAGTGCCCTGCACCAGTCCGAGCTGGCGGTGTAGTTCATCAAGATTATTGGTCAGTTTCGATACATCGCTACCGAACTCTTTGCCGAATAACTGAGTAAGAATAGGTGTCTGATCGGTATCCTTGAGCGTATGTACTTTTTCCAATATTGCCGTAATGGTTCCCATCGCATCGCGGGACATGCTGTCCTGTACTTTCTTTGCATCCAACCCCAGTGCATCAAGGCCGGTAAAGAATCGCTGTCCCTGTACGGTAGCATTGGACAGTTCGCGAACCATTGCCTTAATCGAACTGGCGGCAACTTCCGGCGCGGTCCCCAGCGATAGCATGGTTGAACCGAGTACCGCGGCCTTGCGGTAATCCAACTTGTCAGCCACGCCGCCAATACGCTGCATCACATCAATAATATCAGCACCTTTTGACTTGGCGTTGTCGTCAAGGTAGTTAAGCGCGTCACCCAATTGTTCGATGTTCTTTGTCGGTACCTTGTACAGGCCCGCAATTTTACCCAGACTTTCACTTAGCTCATCAGCAGGTAGCTCAAAGGCAATGGAGGCTTTCGCCGCGGTATCTGCAAACGCCAACAGATCGGCCTTTTGCTTCACCCACGGATCTGCGCTATTGGCGACCCCCATACGGGCGCCACCCTCAACCAGTGCAGCAAAATCCTCGGAGCCTCCCGCCATGGCTGATCTTTCTCCGCGCGCCATGATGGTTTTTTGCATCTCGCCATAACGCCCCGTGCGGTTGCCCTTACTGTCGGTTAGCCCGTTAACCTGCTTAGAAACGCCCTTCATGGCGTCTTCAAGCGAGGAGTAGGCCATAGCCGCCTTCACAACGGGCGCTCCAATAGCAACCCCGGTAAAGGCCGTGGACATGCCAGCACCTTTCAACTTGCCGGCTCTCTCCTGTGCTAGGCTGTTTCGTGCCTGTGCTTGCGTGACGGCGGTGAGCCTGCGTTGCTGTTCGCTCAGTTGCTGATTGTACTGTTCCGTGCGCTGCGTAATGGCCTGCATGGCGGTGCTGTCATGAGCAATGGCAATACCCTCGCGAGAAAACGCCTCACTCAGTTCACTGAGTTTTTTCACTTCCTTGCTTTGCTGAGCCGTCAGCAACCCAATCACCTTGCGTTGTTTTTCAAGGCATGCCGTTTGCTCTTCGGTGCGCTCGCCGGCAGCGTCAAATTCCTGCCGCATCGCTTGTGCTCGCTGTTTGGCCTCTTCCAGACCGGAGGCGGTTTTTTTACTGGCTTGGGTGAGTTTATCGAACGTGTTGGCCTGGCGCTCAAGGGCGCGAATATTGCCTTGGGTGGCTTTGATTTGTGTCGCTAACGCAGCGGCCGCATTGCGCGCCGCGTTAACGGGTTGAGATAGCTTGTTTAAGGCGCTAAAGGTGACTTGAATATTTAAACTACGGTCGCTCATTCCTTGGCTCCTGAACGGGCGACCGCCTGCGCATGCCATGACATCAACTCATCGATGTTCATGGCATTCATATCAGCCGGCCGCCAATGAAAGATAACAGCGATATCGGCCATCGGGGTTTCTATGCAATCAAAGGGGCATCGCCTGACGGTTTGTCCGTCCCCGGTTCGTTCCGTGCCGAAGCAGGTTGCAAAAAATCAGCTACCGCATTGGAGAACTGGCAAATGTCCCAGATATCCAGTCGCATGATTTCATCCGTCGTTAACGCTGGTTGCGTCACGCGCGGCAACAGCTTAACCAGAGTGTCAAAATCAGCGGTCAACACGTCGTAAACCTTTAACCCTCGCAAACACCCCGCTTGCCGCAACACTTCCGTGATCGTAATCTTACTGATCGCTTTATCGCCGCGTTGAATAGGCTTAACCAAGGTGACGATGTTTTTTTCTGTTTGCTCTTTCATATAACCTCTTAATGACCGATAGCTTTACGGTGCGCCGCCAAAACATCTTTGCCGTCAACAATGAAAATCATGTTGATCATGTCGATTTCCATCACGGTAGAATCGTTAACGACCAGTTTGTAATACGTGTTTTTCAGCGTGTATTTATGCGATGTATCATCCCCCGCTTTCGCCGATCCCATATCCGTTTCACTAAAGCGCCCGCGCGTGTAAATATCGACGGAATCAGGGGTATCAGCCTCTTCACTCTGAAATGAACCCGAGAAACGAAACTGCATGCCGTCCGCCGTCGCCGTACCAAACTTTTTCAGCAAATTAATGATGAGACCGCCCGCGGTAACATCCATATCTAGCGCGCCATCATCAAAACCAAGATTAACCGCCACACTGCCAGGCATGCCGCCCGCGCGGTAGTTCTCCAGCTTCTGCGTTAATTTGGGCAAGGATAATTCGGGGAACTGCCCCCAATATTCGGCATTATCAAAGAACACATTGAAGTACTTAAGCTTTCCAGGTAAAGACATTGATTACCCCTCCCTTAGCTGCTCGCCACGGTGTCAAAAACAGAGAAATATTCATCCGTAAACGTCTGAATAAGCTCTTCATCTTCCAGCGGTGGCACCGGTGTAAAATCGTAGCGGATCGTGCATTTACCGTTCATCAGCGTTGATGACGTATTGTCAGCCGTTTCATACCAACAGCTCGCACCCAGCAGCTTCCCCGCCGTAACCAGCGATGCCAGCTTTTGATTGATGCTATCAACAATACCCTTTGCAATCGTGGGCGTCAGCGGGGCGTCAATCGTGCCAAACTGCGCTTGTGCAATCGTATCGGCCAAGATCTGCGCGGTACGCGTGTAGCTCTCAAAAATAAACGTCTCTTTATCGCAAGTCCGGTTTCCCCAGAAGCGATAACCGTTGTTTTTAATGAGCGTGGTCACACACCCTTCATTCAACTGATCGGCGTCGGTATCATCGCTTTGCAGCGCCCAATACACTGCGTAATCCATCCCCATAATGTTACTGACGGGAACGTTAGACAGGGTTTTATGCCAGCCGGTTGTTGAGTCAATCAGTGCACGCAAGCCAACAGCGTGCGCAGGGGCGGGCACGGTTTCGTTTTCACCTGAATTCACGTTGTAGCTGATAAAGTTAGGCCATAGCACCATCACTTCACGATCGGCAAAATTAGCCTGATACGTTAGCGCTTGTGCGACGCTGGTGCAGCCATTGGCCGCCACATAGCAAAATGCGCGGATCTTCTTAGCGATAACGATAAGCTCATCCGCTACGGGCTGCGTATCGAGGCCGGGGCAGGCAAGATTGCGCGGGCGGTCATCTGCGGTAAGAAAAGCGTACATACCCGTGAATTGGCCGTCTGCATCTGTGCCGCCAATCACAAGCTGATCTTGTGTTGTCGGGTCGACGCCTTCAACGGGCACAATATTTGAGGCATCAGACACACGAACGACAACCGTTTTCGGGCTGCATTGATCTGAAATAGCCTTAAGCGTTGTGTATAGGGTGCCGGTGATCCCTGCTTTCCCCAGAACATCCGTAACGCGTGTGATGGTCACCGCCTTATTGAGCGGAAAAGTGTCTTCATCGGCATCATCAGCAATGCAAACGACGCCGATAATGGATGAGTCAATATCGGGGACGGTAGCGACAACATCGGTATTTTCTGTAACACGTGCACCATGGTGAAAAGTTTCAGACATGACAGGGCTCCAACAGAATGAATTAACAGGCCCTATCATCGTCATACGCCCGCGCCCGCGCGAGCTATCGCGGTTCAGATAGGCGCGCCACAACCGCCAGTTATCCCCCCTCGCGCTTGCGCGTAATACTCTGCAGTACAGACAACGTTGACTGTGTTGGCCATGAGAGCGCATGAACATTCAAATCCCGCAAATACCCAGGTACACACCTAAGCCGGCATTCAATATTGAGCTGAATGACAAAACGCTGACGCTTCTTGATAGCCGCCTGATATCTCTTACGCTAACGGATAATCGCGGCTTTGAGGCGGATACGCTTGAACTAACGCTGGATGACACTGACGGAAAGCTAGAACTGCCGCCGCGCGGCGCACTGCTGAGCGTGTCACTGGGGTGGGACAGTGAGCCACTGATTTTTAAGGGGTGCTATACGGTGGATGAGATAACCCACAGTGGCCCACCTGACCAGCTTGTTATCACCGCCCGTAGCGCTGATTTTCGCGATACATTCAACGTTAAACGCGATTATTCGTGGCATGACATTACCGTTGGCGTGCTGATAACGGACATTGCCAGCCGCTATCAATTACAGGCGGGGGTAAGCGATGAATTGGCCGATGTGACAATAGACCACGCCGATCAAACAGGTGAATCGGATATTAGCTTTTTAACGCGCATGGCCGATCAGCTCGGCGCCGTGGCAACCATCAAAAACGGAACATTATTGTTTATTCTTCCAGGGCAAGGCGTGAGCCGTAGCGGCAAACCCTTACCCATGATAACCATCACGAAAGCCAGTGGGGACGGCCATCATTTTAATGTATCGGACAGGGACGCTTATACCGGTGTATCCGCTTATTGGTTAGATCTGAACTACGGCAAAAAAAAGTCAACGACAATCAAAAGCACCAAAACGACACACTCATCGTATTCTGAGTATCACCCAAAAAAGCGCCACGTCAAAAGGGTGAAGCCCCCTAAAACGCCCGCCTCATCAAGCAAAGATGGCAGCTATTTATCAGGCGCAGACGGCAACGTCTACATACTCAAGCGAACCTATAAGACCGAGAACGCCGCAAAGCAGGCTGCGGCGGCAAAATGGAGCCAATTGCAGCGTGGTGCGGCCAGTTTTTCGATCACGTTAGTGCGTGGGCGTGCAGATCTCTTCCCTGAGCAACCAGCCGCGGTAGAAGGGTTTAAAAGCGTTATCGATGGAGAGTGGTGGACTATAACGAAATGCACGCATAGCGTCAGCGGTGGCGGGTTTACAACAGCACTTGAGCTTGAAGTTAAGATCAGTAACGATAACGCGGTATCGGGGGACGGGAACGCAGCCGGCTAAGGGTGTATAATTAATGCGATATTAACCAGACCGGAGGTTAAACGCATGGCTACGCGTTGCCCCTATTGTCAGGCGAAAGCCTACATTCGCACCAGTAAGATACAATGCGCACTGTTACGGCATATTTATTACCAGTGTTCAAACATGGAGTGCGGTTTATCGTTTCGCACGACAGAAGAAATTGACGGTATTCTCAGTAAGGCGCATAAGCCTTATATTGGAATCGATCTCCCCCTCGTACCACCCCCGCTACCGGACACAGGGCAACTTAGTTTTGCGATGTAA